CACTGCTGAAACAGTATGGTATACGCCTGACGGCTAATCAGGCATATCACCAGATGGTGAAACTGGGGATCGTCGAGCAGCGCGAACGATACAGTCGTACCGCGATTAACAACATCAAAAAATTCCTGGTCGCTGACAGCGAAAGGCTGCATGTTCGGCAAGAACATCACCAGTCCCGCAAATCCGCGCGAGACGCAGCCGCATTTCTTCGAATCCCGATTCCCTGAGCTGTTAAAGCTGCTCGATACCGTTCATTGAGGTGACCGTGAGAGCACTACTGACCCCTGAAATTGCCCCGCGTATGGGGATCGTATTGTTCAGGCCAGGTTCAGAGCTGATGCCCCTGTTTATGCAGGGGCGTGTCCTGCTGGAGCCTGAGCCGGAGCGTTATTCATCTTTCGCCAGTGGTGCCGTTCCGGCGGCATCACAACCGCTGGCGGATGATCCTGCCGTTCGGGCCGTGTTCCGCAATGAGGCAGTGATCCGTCGTGCTGGTGGCGTGGAATGTCTTGAAAGCTGGTTACTTCGTGAAAAAGGCTGCCAGTGGCCTCATTCCGACTGGCACAGCGAGAACATGACCACAATGCGACACGCTCCGGGTGCAATCCGTCTGTGCTGGCACTGCGATAACCAGCTGCGCGATCAGTTCACGGAACGGCTGGAATCAATGGCAACGGATAACTGTGCCCGCTGGGTGTTGTCTGTTGTGCGTCGGGATCTCGGTTTTGATGACAGTCACGTTGTGACAATGCCGGAACTGTGCTGGTGGCTGATTCGTAATGATCTGGCGGATGCCTTACCGGAAAGTGCAGCCCGTAAGGCACTGAGATTACCGAAGCCTGTTGTGCCGTCTGTTACCCGGGAAAGTGACCTTGTGCCTTCGGTTCCTGCCACCAGCATCATCCAGGATAAGGCGAAAAAGGTGCTGGCGCTGAAAGTGGATCCGGAGTCGCCGGAGTCTTTTATGTTACGCCCAAAACGTCGCCGCTGGGTTAATGAAAAGTACACGCGCTGGGTTAAGACACAGCCGTGTGCATGTTGTGGAAAGCCCGCTGATGATCCCCACCACCTGATAGGTCACGGTCAGGGTGGAATGGGAACAAAAGCGCATGACCTTTTTGTGTTGCCTTTGTGCAGAAAGCATCACGACGAGCTGCATGCGGATACCGTGGCATTTGAAGAGAAGTATGGCTCCCAGCTGGAGCTGATATTTCGTTTTATCGATCGTGCGCTGGCAATTGGCGTGCTGGCCTGATTTTGTGGAGAAAGTTGATGCGTGATATTCAAATGGTTCTTGAACGTTGGGGGGCATGGGTGGCAAATAATCACGAGGATGTCACCTGGTCGTCTATTGCTGCAGGATTTAAAGGACTAATCCCTTCAAAAGTAAAATCCCGCCCGCAATGTTGTGACGATGACGCGATGATCATTTGTGGATGCATGGCTCGCCTGAAAAAGAACAACAGCGATTTGCACGATTTATTAGTGGATTATTATGTAGGTGGTATGACTTTTATGGCGCTTGCCCGTAAACATGGGCGTTCTGATTGCTGGGTTGGGCGTTTATTGCAAAAAGCTGAAGGTGTAGTTGATGGCATGTTAATGATGTTAGAAATTGAGCTAGAGATGGATCGTTAGAAGACCTCTTATTGAGGGGGTAATTGAATCAGTTTAATGTGTGGGGAGTCGATTTATTCTCCCCATTTTATTTAATTTATTTAAGGTTTTAATTCATCAAGACGTTGTTGGATAGTGTTTTTGCTTGCGTTGTCTGTTATAGACATTTGTTGTACTTGCCCCATTGCCATTTGAGTTTCCATCCACATATCGGCCCACACTTTTGTATCGTTATTAACTTGAGCGATAGTAAATCTGACTTTTGATACCGGGGTTGTTGAATAGGCATTGCCGATTAACATTTGTCCAAAAACAGCAGAGCCGCCTTCCAGTTCTTTACCACATATAACACTGCTGTTATCCGCGTTGTAAATTATCAACCCTCTACTATTGCAGTAATTCACAAGGGCATCTTTGACTTTATCTTTTGTCGTATTTTGATAAACCCCCTCAGGTTTTCCTGATTGAGTTTTCTTTATCAATGGTACGGAAGAAGTACAACCTGAAATGATAGTTGCGCTAAGTAATAGTACAGTCATTTTATTCATGTTTCTTATCCATTGTTAAGGGCATACCCACACAATTATTTTTATTGGAGATGAATAATCAACCGTTTACAATCGTAAAAAATAAAATATGCTGTTAAGAGTGGTTACTTCGCCACACAACTTAAACCCGCCGCTGAGCGGTTTTTTTGTACCTGTAAACCTGGTGCAGTACAGTAAACACGCTGGTGGTCGTGAATACTGGCTTTTTATCTTGCTGGCTTTTTAGACAAGAGTTATTGGTATGTCACGTTAACCGGAAAGGGTAAAAAGACATGCTGAAACAGCAGGATATGACAGAAACCGCCAGAGTTGTGTTTGATGAATTAAGCGTTACCGAACCGGCGACAGTCGGGGAGATTGCGCAGAATACTTACCTTTCACGCGAACGCTGCCAGTTAATACTGACCCAGCTTGTTATGGCGGGTCTGGCAGACTATCAGTGCGGTTGTTACAGACGCCTTCAGTCCTGAAGGCTTTTTATTTGTGGTGAATGGGCGGCTGGTGGGGGGGCGACACCTGTCAGTCCTTTGCTTATGTGTTGATGATAATTTACCTTTTGGGGCTATAATTGAGCTAACCAATTGCTAATGAAAGTAAAATTATAATGGCTGTTGTCTGTTCAGTTATCATGGTTTGCTCCCCAATTAATATTTTTCTTGAAAAGGATACGTTGTCACTTAAGCCAGGCTCAGTTGTTCTGGCCACCAAATGCATCAGGGAGCTTTTCCTTATGCATTATGGCAAAGTTAAAATTGTCGATATAAGCGAATCCGTCGTAAGTCAATATCTGGAAAGTCAGCATAAGCTGACGAGGACTCGTCTGACTGACATTCCGCTTTACCTGTTGCTGGAACCCAACAATCCTGCGTTGGCTGCGGCTTTAATTACCAGCCAGGGATTTTCCGGAGAGGCCACGGATATGTTTCTTATGATGGCCTGCCTGTCTCTGTTTGAAACAGATGAACGGATGTCATTGTTTTTAAGTGGATGTTTATCCAGCATAAGTGCCAAAGTCAGGGCGATAATTCAGACAGATATATCAGCAAGCTGGACGCTTGGTGCGATTGCTCTACAGTTGCATATGAGTGAGAGTTTGTTAAAGACAAAACTGAAAAATGAAGGGGGCATGTTCAGTCGCTTGTTGCTGGAAGAGCGGATGCGTGTTGCTGTAAATATGTTATGTTCCCGGCATGGATATGGACAGGCTATAGCAGAAAAATGCGGTTATTCAAGCAGGTCCTACTTTATTTCTGTATTTCACCGCTATTATGGCTTCCCGCCAGACAGATATGTATCCAGGCAAGGGCTTGATTATTGATTTTCATCTGATTATTATTTTTTGGCTCGGCCCTTTAGCTCAGTGGTGAGAGCGAGCGACTCATAATCGCCAGGTCGCTGGTTCAAATCCAGCAAGGGCCACCATCACATACCGCCATTAGCTCATCGGGATAGAGCGTCAGCCTTCGAAGCTGGTTGCGCGAGGTTCGAGTCCCCGGTGGTGGTCCATTATCGGTATTCTGCGTTGTTAGCTCAGCAGGACAGAGCAATTGCCTTCTAAGCAATCGGTCACTGGTTCGACTCCAGTACAACGCGCTACACTTATTTTCCCGTCTCGCTTTTGCGGGCCTTTTTTGTATCTGCGCCACGCCCGGCGCATACCAACCACAGAGCCTTTCGGGGGGGAGCTTACGGAGTGGTCAGTGTGACTTTCTCTGTGGGCAGATCGCTCCCGGGCGTTGGCTCACCCACCCAAAGGAACGTCACGATGTTTGGTATTTTTGGTAAAAAAAGCCCGCAGAGCGGCAACGGAAATTAAAAAGTTTGAAAAACGCGATCTGGCACAGGCGGTGATTAACGCCGCATACCTGGTGGCCTGTGCAGATGGTGAATGTGAGGCTTCCGAGAAAGCGAAGATCGAACAGGTCTTACGTAATCAGCCTGCGTTGTCTGCGTTTACCTCGGAAATTAATGCGATTAGCGCAACCATTATCGGTCAGCTGGATACGAACTTTAAAACTGGTCGTCGTGCGGCGTTACGTGAGATCGAGGATGTGAAACACGATACGCGTGAAGCGGAAGATGTGCTGGATGTGGCGGTGGCCATTGCGGAGGCAGACGGCGAAATTGAGCCGGAAGAGCGCAAGGTGCTGGAAGAGATTGCCGGTGTTCTGGGTCTTCGTCTGGAGAATCACCTGTGACGGTAAAACTGCGCCTGGCTGTGGCTGCACTCCTGCTGTTTCTGGTGGTGATGGTGGATTTCACCAGCAGAATCATGTCGGTGCTGGCGGATGGGGTGCTGGTCTGCGGCATTGTGGTATTGCTGTGGCCGGTGATAAAAAGAAACAGCCTGCATAATGCTTGATTTTTTTTGTCTGCTGTTTATTAAAAACACTTCTGCATGGTGAATCCCCCTGTGCGGAGGGGCGATCAGCAACCAGGTATATGGGATAATCGCGGATTCAGGTGCTGATACTGAATTCACCGGGAGGCACCCGGCACCATGCAAGAAAAAGAATGTGCATGCAAACATGCCCCTCTCCGGAGGGGCATTTTTTATGGGTAAAAAATGCCCGAATGGGTTCGGGCAATAGCATGAGATACTGATATTGTTGTGTTGTTATCGTGTGGATTTTAACCAGGGTTTATCAGGCTGCGCAACTGCGTGGCCTTTTTTCATTTCTTGGGCTGTAGTCCCCGTGTGTCATTCAGGCTTCCGGACTACAGCCCACTCCATATCTGATTTAATACACTATCCCGGCCGGGAGGAATAATGACATTTAAACATTATGATGTTGTCAGGGCGGCGTCGCCGTCAGACCTTGCGGAAAAGCTGACACACAAACTGAAAGAGGGCTGGCAGCCGTTTGGTAGTCCGGTGGCCATAACCCCTTATACCCTGATGCAGGCGATTACAGCAGAAGGTGATGTGGTGGTCAGTGGTGCAACTGAGCCGGATTGGTACTACGTCATCGTACTGGCCGGGCAGTCCAATGCCATGGCTTACGGTGAAGGGCTTCCGCTGCCGGATTCATACGATGCTCCGGATCCGCGCATTAAACAGCTGGCGCGCCGCAGTACAGTTACGCCGGGTGGGGCTGCATGCAGATATAACGATATTATTCCGGCCGACCACTGCCTGCATGATGTGCAGGATATGAGTACGCTGAATCATCCGAAGGCAGACCTGAGCAAAGGGCAGTACGGCTGTGTCGGCCAGGGCTTACATATTGCCAAAAAACTGCTCCCGTATATCCCGAATAACGCGGGGATCCTGCTGGTACCATGCTGTCGTGGTGGTTCGGCATTTACCCAGGGCGCGGAGGGGACATTCAGTGCGGACACGGGGGCCAGCCAGGATTCGGCGCGCTGGGGTGTGGGTAAACCGTTATATCAGGACCTGATTGCGCGCACCAAAGCTGCATTACAGAAGAACCCGAAAAATGTGTTGCTGGCGGTGTGCTGGATGCAGGGAGAGTTTGACATGAGCGCCGCCACCCACGCACAGCAACCTGCGCTGTTTACAGCCATGCTGACACAGTTTCGTGCTGACCTCTCCGTGTTTAACGCGCAGTGCCATGGTGGCAGTGCTGCAGATGTGCCGTGGATTTGTGGTGACACGACGTATTACTGGAAAAATACCTACGGCACCCAGTACAACACCATTTACGGGGCGTACAAAAACAGGGAGAGTGAGGGCGTTTATTTTGTGCCCTTCATGACAGACGGTAACGGCGTCAATACCGCCACTAACGCGCCGGCAGAAGATCCGGATATTCCGGCATCAGGATATTACGGTGCGGCATCGAGAACGAATGGAAACCAGGTATCATCAAACCGCCCGACACATTTCAGTTCATGGGCGCGCAGGAGCATTATTCCGGATCGTATGGCAACCGCTATTCTGAACGCAGCCGGGCGCACCTCAGCCTTCATCAGTGGTAAGGCACCGGAAATCAAACCCTCGCCCGGCGGCAACACGCCATCGGGTCCGTCTGCAGATACGTCCGTTCGCACAATCTCCCTGCTGCCGGCAGCCGGAGAGGCTGCTGCGCAGGGCTGGAGCATTAAGGATGGCGGAATTCAGTTGTCAGATGGTGTATTTAAGATCACCAAGCAGAGCAATAAAACCTGGTCCCTGACGCATCCGGTGGATGACGCAATTACCCTGCTGACACAGGGCGGCAGACTGAACTGTAAGTTCCGCCTGTCAGGCGCACTGACCAACAATCAGTTCGGGCTGGGGATTTATCTGTATACGGATGCTCCCGTTCCTGATGGTGTGGCGATGACGGGTACCGGTAATCCGTTCCTGATGTCGTACTTCACTCAGACCACTGACGGCAGAGTGAATCTGATGCATCACAGGAAAGCCGGAAACACGAAGCTGGGGGAGTTCGGCGATTACGGTAACGACTGGCAGACGCTGGAGCTGGTGTTCACCGCCGGCAGTGCCACGGTTACTCCGAAACTGAATGGAGTGGCTGGCCCGGCATTCCAGGTTATAAAAGACAGTCTGACACTGGGACTGAATGCGCTGACGCTGACGGATGTTACAAAAAATGCAGCGTATGGCGTTGAGATAGAAAGTCTGGTGCTGGAGATAAATGCACCGGCAGCATAATAAAAAAAGAGCCAGCGACTGACCTGAAAGAAGACGCTGGCTAAAAGGCCTTATATGTTTGTAGAGACTTATTTTTCACAGACAGCAATGATGCCTGTCAATATATTATCAATATGCGGATTGTTTCAGTTACAGATGCTTTATTAAGGAAAAAAACAGCCAGCACTGACTTTCGGTGGAGAGGTGCTGGCTCAGAAGGATAGTTGGATTTCACATGATACTTATGCCTGGCGGTATATTTTCTGACAGACAGTGACGGGTGTTGTCAAGATATTGTGTCATTTATAACCTGAATCAGGGGAGGCCGGAATGTTATCTGGCATTTTTAGCAGAGCCTGAATGCCATAATCACGGCTCCCGGAGTTGGCCGTCAGTGGGTGACACTGGCGGTTTTTTTGTTTTTCTTTACTTTCATTTTCTGTCGGCGGTGACGGAGACATACATCAGATGGAAAAAATCACAACAGGTGTGTCATACACCACGTCAGCGGTGGGGACGGGATACTGGTTACTGCAGCTGCTGGACAAAGTCTCTCCGTCCCAGTGGGTGGCAATAGGTGTGCTGGGAAGTCTGCTGTTTGGCCTGCTGACGTATCTGACTAACCTGTATTTCAAAATCAGAGAGGACCGTCGTAAGGTGGCGCGGGGAGAGTAGTCGATGAATAAACAATACGAACTGGTTGTAAAATGAATATTTCTAACTGAAAAAACGTTCCATGAGGTAAGAAAAGGTCACAGGCAATCAATAACAGGACGTGATGAAAGACCCTTGCATTTGTGCGCTTTCTCTTTAGATAGCAGCAGATACTGAAAATCAGAGTTGTCGGGGAGTCAGGGATACAGCTGTGCAAGAGTTGGTCATTGTGATTCCATTGAAATCCTGTATGCCATGAAGGGCAGGATTTTATGGCTACCTGAGCTTTGGTGATAGTAAGTTGAAAATTCGCATTTTTTGCTGACATGCGTAACGAGAATCCCATAAGCAGGGAGGACTTAATTCTTCATTAACCCATGCGTTGATATTATGTTTCAGCCGTTGAAGCATCAGCGGTGTTAATGTTGTGGTAATAATATCCAGCGTTTTATGTGAGATCTTACCGTAAGGGTCTGCAAGAATGCTGCTTGTTGCTTCGTTATTATCTGCCATCAGAAGAAGTAACTCTGATTTAACGTTTTCTGTCATTAGTTGTAAAAATCTTCTGCGCAAACTTTCTTTACTGTTCATTTATATGGCTTCATTTGTTGTAATCTGCTGCGTCTCAAGGGATATGTTTATGAGAGCGACCATGAGTGTTGGATTATATACCTAACATATCAAGGGATTAGAAATCGATAAATCCCCATGCACGAAAAAATAAAATACGGCCTGTCGGCTGCCGTTCTGGCGCTGATTGGTGCAGGTGCTTCTGCGCCTGAAATCCTCGACCAGTTTCTGGATGAAAAGGAAGGTAACCACACCACGGCATACCGTGATGGTGCGGGGATCTGGACCATCTGCCGTGGTGCCATTCTGGTGGATGGTAAGCCTGTTATTCCTGGCATGAAGCTGTCAAAGGAAAAATGCGACCGGGTTAATGCCATCGAACGTGACAAGGCGCTGGCATGGGTGGAGAAAAACATCCGGGTGCCGCTGACCGAACCCCAGAAAGCGGGGATCGCGTCATTCTGTCCGTACAACATTGGCCCCGGTAAGTGCTTCCCGTCGACGTTTTATAAACGAATTAATGCAGGCGATCGAAAAGGTGCCTGTGAGGCGATTCGCTGGTGGATTAAGGACGGTGGCAGAGACTGCCGTATCCGTTCAAATAATTGCTACGGTCAGGTCTCACGGCGTGACCAGGAGAGCGCGCTGGCGTGCTGGGACATCGACAGATAGCAGAATATTTTCCTGAAAAATGACGTTGGCCAACGCGGGTGGATAACACGAAATCCTGAAAACTGGTAAAACCTAAGTGAATAAAAGTAAAAACCCCGTTTGTTGGCAGCAAGCGGGGTTTTGTGTTTTCTGACCTTGAGCAAGGCAAGGGAGAAATTATGGGTAGGGAGGTACTTTCCCTGTGAGGAAGTATAAAAGATTCTTTCTGAGGTTGTCCATTATGAAAGGCATTGAAGTGGAGACGCCAGCCAGTCTGGATTTAACAAGAGCGGCAGCTTTTGCCATTCGTATTGTGGCCATTGCTGTTCTGGTCTGGGCAATCCGTTGGTGGTGATATGAACCGTGTTCTGTGCGTGGTTATCATTGTCCTGCTGGTGGCCTGTGGTGCGCTTAGTCTGGGGCTGAATCATTACCGTGATCACGCCATCATCTACAAAGAGCAGCGCGATAAAAAAGCCAGTGAGCTGGAGCTGGCGAACGCGACAATTACTGATATGCAGATACGCCAGCGTGATGTCGCTGCACTTGATGCCAGATACTCGAGGGAATTAGCCGATGCGAGAGCTGAAAATGAAACTCTGCGTGCTGATGTTGCCGCTGGTCGTAAGCGCCTGCGGATCAACGCCACCTGCTCCGGTACCGTGCGTGAAGCCACCGGCACCTCCGGCGTGGATAATGCAACCGGCCCCCGACTGGCAGACACCGCTGAACGGGATTATTTCATCCTCAGAGAACGGCTGATGGCAATGCAGAAGCAACTGGAAGGAGCACAGGAATATATCCGTACCCAGTGTATACCGTGATATTTTGTTATGAAGGTGTTACTGGTAACGTTAAGGTAATTTAACAAAGAGTCAGTTCCGGACTTTATAGTGTGCTCAGTTCATGGCCAAAAACGATTTCTGTGATAAATATTTTGAATATTATTTACAGGTAAATGGAGTGGGGCACATGGATAGAAATATTACAATAGAGAATGAAGTATATGCCCGTATTGTATGGGCAGAGAAGGCAAAAACACGGTAATTCCGTGTGTTGCCATGATACCTGATTGGCAGAATAGTTGTTTGGTTTTGAGTATATAGTCAGCGTTTTTTGTTCAGTAATTGCTCCCTCAAAAAATAATAAAACAAGGTGATTATTTTTGTTTATTATTTAGTTTTTTTGTGTGTTGTTTTATTGTTTTTGCGTGGTTTGTTTTTTATTGTTATTTCATTAAGGGAAGGTAAATTCAGGATGGCAGTCTGTAGATAATCGGAGGTCACTTATGCTACATGATCACGTGGCAGAATGTCTGGAGAAAAAAGGACTGTACCGGAGAGCAGCTGAACGATGGGCAAAAGTGATGGTACAGCTAAGTGATGACCAGAAAAGAAAAGTGGCGGCACAGAAACGAGCAGAGTGTTTGCGTAAGGCGCGCCGGACTCCGGTTTCACCGGTGAACCTGACCGAAATAAAACAAGCGGTCAACAGACTACATTCTGAGTTGGGAATGGGATTTGAAGAGCGGCGGGTATTCCGACGATATAAAGGGACAGGAGAACAGAATACGTCCGGAAACGCGCGGTCAAAAAAATGCTAAAAAATATCTGAGAGAGTTATTGCCTGTTACCATAAGAAAAAGCGACTTTAGTGGTCGCTTTTTGTGTCATATATAAGTCGTTTAAGTAAACCTGTCTGAACAGGTGCTCTGGTCGTGTTTGTCTTTGTTGGGTACAAATTGAGAATATTTTTCATTAATTAATCTTCTTCTGCAGGCTTCAATAACCCACGCTGAAAAATTACCTGAACCTTTCAGGTCAAGAGCGATGTTAATTTGTTCAATTATCTGGTTTGGAAATCGGATGTTGCGGGTTGTTGTTCTGCGGGTTCTGTTCTTTGATGACATAATGTTGCCCCGTATTCAGTGTTGCTGATTTGTATTATCTGAAGTTGCTTTTACGCTAATTTGATGCAGATCAATTAATACGATACCTGCGTAATAATTGATTATTTCTCGTGGTTTGATGGCGTACACACATGTCGTGATAAACCTCATGTAGATGATAATTATTATCATTTTCGTGGGTCCTTTCCGGCGATCCGACAGGTTACGGGGCGGCGACCTCGCGGGTTTTCGCTATTTATGAGATTTTTTGAGGGGGAGTTGTTGTTTAATTGTTTGGTATATCTAATTGATAAGTAAGGTGAAAATAAAATAAATACAACAACCTTACGATGTGTTTTGATGTCGTCAATGCGAAAAATGTCAATGATATCAAATGGTTTTGTAAAAACACATGGTTGTTGTATCGCTTTTTATCGATGGCTTATGGAGAGGAGATGGCCTTTTTATTGAATAAAAGTGATATGGCCTCCTCCATCGGTATATCTGTTCAGGCATTTGATAAATGGGGCGTTCCTCCTGTTGAGCGTCGGGGGAGGGAAGTTTTTTATGACGTTAAAACTGTACTGGAGATAGATCGCGAGCGGCGACAACACAATCAGAGAATACCTGATGACGAGGGCGATCTGGAGGAAAGGCTGCTTCGGGCCAGAGCTGAACTGACAGAAGAACAGGCCGTAGCTACAAAAACTTAAAATCAGGTAACCGAAGGTAAGCTTATTGACACCGGATTCTGTATTTTTGCCCTCAGTAAGCTGGCAATGGCGTTATCCAGTACGCTTGATTCCATCCCTTTATCCATGCAGCGACAGTTTCCTGATTTAACACCGCGCCATCTTGACCATCTGAAAACCCTTATTGCGAAGGGGGCAAATCAGTGTGCGCGGGCAGGGGATAAATTACCGGATTTACTCGATGAATATATCAGAGCAACAACTGAATAATATGATGGCTGCCGTTTCGGTTGCGCTGCAGCCTCTGGTCAGGGTTGTACCAATGACGGCAGTTGAATGGGCTGATCAAAATTATTATCTGCCTAAAGAATCTTCATATGGTGAGGGAGAATGGAAAACGCTGCCATTCCAGATCGCCATTATGAACTGTATGGGTAACGACCAGGTTCGCACGGTTAATCTGATTAAATCTGCCCGTGTTGGCTATACAAAGATGTTGCTGGGGGTGGTCGGGTATTTTATTGAGCATAAATCCCGAAACAGTCTGCTTTTTCAGCCCACGGATTCTGCCGCTGAAGATTTTATGAAGTCTCACGTGGAGGCGACGATTCGGAACGTGCCATGCCTGAAAGACCTTTCCCCATGGCTGGGTCGTAAACATCGTGACAATACTCTCACGCTGAAACGCTTTTCATCGGGCGTCGGTTTCTGGTGCCTGGGCGGCGCTGCCGCCAAAAACTACCGTGAAAAATCCGTGGACGTGGTCTGCTATGACGAGCTTTCCT